TTTAACTTTACTAAATTTTTATTTAACGAAGTTCATTGTAATGATTGAATAGAGCTATAGAGGCTTTTTTATTTTACCTGAAAGGAGGTTGAATATGAACAGCAGAAGACATAGAAAAAGAAAAAAATATAATATAGATGCTAAACCTAAAACAAATAATATAAAGCCTCCTAAGGGACTTGTTACAGATTCATTTTCAAATGTACTTGCCAGATTGGGCTATGGAACACCAAACCTGTTAGAAGGTACAGAATATCCTCTCACAAGGATTACACAGGATTATGGGCTTATGAATAGCTTGTATAGATCCAATTGGATAATAAGAAAGATTATAGATACTATCCCGGATGATATGTGTAAGAATTGGATACAGGTAACTACAGAACTTGAACCGGACCAAATAAGGCAATTACAAAAACTAGAGAGAAGAACCAAGTTAAAAGCCAAGATACTTGAAGGGCTTAAATGGGGGAGGCTTTATGGTGGTGCCGGTGGTTTGATAATAATAGATGGACATGAGAATATACTAGACCAGCCACTAGAATATGATGATATAATGCCAGATAGCTTCAAGGGACTATTTATAACAGATAGATGGAGTGGCATAACACCAAGTCAGAATATAGTTGAAGATATAAACAGTCCTGATTTTGGAACACCTGAATTTTATAATGTAGTTGCAGATGGAGGGAAAATAATAAGAGTACATCATAGCAGGGTTGTAAAATTCATAGGTAGAAAACTTCCGTATTGGGAGGAACTTGCAGAGCAGTATTGGGGAGCCAGTGAGGTTGAAATCGTGTTTGATGAACTTAAAAAGAGAGATAATACTAGCTGGAATATTGCTCAATTGATATTTTTAGCAGATTTAAGGGTATTAAAATTAGATGGAGTAAGGGAAATGCTTAGTATAGGAAATGATAAAGCCGCACAAAGAGCGTGGAAAGCTATAGAAGCACAGAATATGCTAATGAGCAATATGGGATTACAAATACTGAATTCAGGTGAAGAATTAGAAAGACACCCATATTCTTTTAGTGGATTGAATGACATATATCAATCTTTTATGTTAGATGTAGCTGGAGCCTGTGAAATACCTGTAACACGATTATTTGGGCGTTCTCCTGCTGGCATGGATGCAACCGGTGAAAGCGATATGCTAAATTACTACGACACTATAGAAGAAAAACAAGAATCTACATTGAGGCCAGTATTAGATCAATTATTGCCTGTATTATGCATGAGTGAATTTGGAGCTATGCCGGATGATTTGGATTATGACTTTAACCCTGTTCGAACACCGGATGGAAATGAATTGGCAGATTTATCTAGTAAAAATACTGCTGTTGTAATAAGTGCTTATACAAACGGATTAGTAAGTCAGAAAACAGCATTAAGAGAGCTTAAACAGCAAAGTAATGTAACTGGCCTGTTTAGCAATATATCTGATGAGGAAATAGAAAAAGCAGATGATTCGACTGTTGATGAAGGAGAATTGGAAGGATTGAATAATTATGGTAGCGAAAACAGCTCAGGACCTTTGGAAGCCGAAAAGATTAATAGAGAAGAGATATCAAAGAACATTAAAACGGGCAATGAAGATTCTTCAACAAAATTTAAATGGTTTAAGAAATCCAAGAGAAATACTTAGAGAAATTAAAAAGTTCTCCAATAGCCATGAATTCAAGAAATTCGCAGAAGCAGAAGCCTTAAAAATGGTTACTCATGTATTTGCAGATGCAGGCCGTACATGGAGACAGGCAGCAGCCAAAAATGGCAAAGGTAGTGAGATATACAAAGCTCTAAAGAAAGAGTTACAAGGACCAATAGGAGGGGCTATAAGTGCACAAGTAGAACAAAACGCTACTTTGATTAGAACATTACCTCAAGGCGTGGCAAGAGAAGTTACACAACATATTGCAGAGGAAACATTTAAAAGTAGGAGGCCAGAGGATTTAACAGAAGAAATTAAGGAATTGTTTAGTTATAAGGCTCAAATAAGAGCTCAAACTATTGCACGTACTGAAACAGCCAAGGCAAATACAGCTTTAACTCATGCTAGAAGCAAACAACTTGGCTTGAATTGGTATATATGGAGAACTGCCGAAGATGTAAGGGTTAGAAGTGCACATGCTTTAATGGATGATGTTATATGTTCCTGGGATAATCCTCCAAACCCTGAATTACTTAATCATGAGAAAAGAAATTATGGGAATTATAATCCAGGAGAGATATTTAACTGTAGATGTTTTCCAGCACCCATAGTAAATATAGACTTTGAAAAATTCCCTCACAAAGTATGCTACCAAGAAAAGATAATTACAATGACTAAGAAACAATTTTTAGAGATTATGTAAGGAGGAATGATGTATGCATAGAGTATGTTTTTGCGGTTGCTGTAGCGATAAAGGTGACGAATATATGTGCGAAGGAACATGTTCCAATTATACTTTAAAATCCTATGGTTACAAATTAAAAAAAGGTGAATGTGAAAAACCATATTTTAAAACAACAAATAAAAATGATCTAAAAGATAGTATATTAAATAGTACCAAAGTTAAATAAGCCTTAGAGGGCTTTTTATTTTGCCTGAAAGGTGGTGATTAATTGAAAGCGTATTTCGGAGTACCAATTTCACCTAATATTACAGAAACACCGGATGGGTTTTATATATGCAAGAATGTTCCCATAGCCCGTACTGGTTGGTATGAATATACGGATGAAGAGCTAGGTCTAGATGATAGAGACAAAATCTATAAAGTATATAGAAGTCCAGAAGAAGTTTTTAAACCTGCAGCAATAGCAAGCTTTAATGGTAAAGTTGTTACAAATGAGCATCCCTCAGAATGGGTAACACCAGACAATGCCAAAATCTATATGAAAGGAACAAGCCAGAATATAAGGCAATCCAAAGATGAACCCGATTTATTACTGGCAGATTTAATTATTTATGATGCAGATTTAATAAAAGCAATACAAGAAGGTAAAAGAGAAGTATCTTGTGGATATGACTGTAATTACGTAGACAACGGAGACAATACATATTCACAAACAGATATATGCGGTAACCATATAGCAGTTGTAGAAGCTGGTAGAGCAGGGAACCGTGTAGCAATAAAAGATTCAAAAAATAAAATTGAGGAAGGAGAAAAAAAGATGTCAAGTAAAATAAAACTACCAACCAAAAAGCACTCAAGAGTTACTGACATGTTAGCAGCTATAGGATTGAAGCATTTTGCTACAGATGCAGATGCAGAGGAGGTTCTGGACGCTGTAGATGCCATGGCAGAAGAAAAGAAGTGCAATGATGAGGAACCGCCTGTAGAAGAAAAGAAGGAGGAAGTAAAGGACCAGAGCCCAGAACTTGAATCCAAAATTGATAAAATATGTGGTTTGATTTGCCAGCAACTTGGTATAAAACCGCAGGAAGATGAAGCTCCTACAGGAATAGAGGCAAAGCTTGAAAAGTTAAATGATTCCATAAAAGCTTTGGCAGAAAAGAAAGGTGAAACCGAAGAAGATCCTGAAAAAGCCATTGATGAAGTTATCTCTAAATTGGAAGGTTCCAAGCAAGAAGATGAAGACCTCCCAAATGAAGAAGAAATAACAATTGAGCCGGAAGAAATAACAGATGAAGAACCAAAAGAAGAAGAAAAATCACCTGCAAAAGATGATTTCTATAAAGCTCAATTTTTAAAGCAGATGAAGCCTATAGTAGCTCAGATACAGGACAAGGCAGCTAAAAAGAAAGCTTGTGATGCACTTATTAATACAGTAAGGATGAAAGCACCACAAGATAAGAATAATTCTTATGCATCTATAGTTAAAGGCAGAAAGAAAAAAGCAGCAGACAAGCAGAAAATGAGTGATGCAGAATATCAGGAAAAAGTAGCGAACTTAGGAATGGAAATAGCTAAAAAGTTCAATCCACATTATAAGGAGGTAAAATAATATGCCAGGTGCAGCAATAGGTAAAATATTAGGTTTAGGTTATCCAGGAAATGTAGCTAGACAGGCTGATGCAATCATAACCCAGAGACCAGTTAAGGGAGATCCAATATCTTTTGGAGATCCAGTTATATTAAATTCAGATAACACTTACACAAAATTTGCAGCTGCCAATACAGCAGCACAATTTGCAGGTATAGCAGTAAGAGAAGTAAAACAGGCTACAGATTATTATCCAGTAGGAGGAAATTACAAAGAAAATGAGCCTTGTGACGTTATTTCAAGGGGAACAGTTACAATAGTTTGTAATGTAGGGACGCCTACAGCTGGCGGCTCTGTTTATCTTAGAATAACAGAAAACGCAACTATTCCAAATGGAGTTGTAGGAGGATTTGAAGCAGCAGCAGACGGAACAAATACAATTGAACTTACAAATGTTAAATTTACTACTGGTGATATAGATGCAGACAAGGTTGCAGAAGTTACTATACTTACTAAATTACAGCCTTAAAAGGAGGAATGAAAAGTGGAAACAATAGATACTTATAGCAATAAAACTTTGGCTTTACCCGGAGTTGGCAGAATGCCGACAACAGATTCGGCAATTGGTACAGGACTAGCCTTTCTGCGTGGCGAGTTAGAAAAAAGAGATCCTAGACTTTTAGAACCATTGGTAAATATAGATTGGCCTAGAGATATAGTTGCAAAAACAGGTGGCGGATGGAGTGAATTCTCTTCAAACACTTTTGTTGATTATGCTGGGACTGGCGGCTCAAACAAGGGCATAATTGGAGGGCAAACTAATAATATTCCTATTGTACAGGGCAATATTACAAAAGATATTTTTAAGGTATTTACATGGAGCAATATTCTTAAGGTACCCTTTGTAGATCAATCAAAAATGCAGACAATAGGACGTTCCCTTGACCAGATATATGATAAAGGACTGAGACTTAATTATAACAAGACAATAGATTTTCTGGTATATCAGGGTTGGGATAAAGAAGATATTTATGGCCTTGTAAATAATCCTCAAGTTACAGCTTCATTGGTAGACGCTGGCGCAAGTACTGAAACAAAATGGTCAAAGAAAACGGCAGATGAAATACTTCATGATATAAACCAGGTTATAAATGATACATGGGCGAATTCAGAGTATGATATTACAGGCATGGCAAACCATATATTAATACCACCTGCTCAATACACTGATATAGTATCAAGGAAGGTATCTGAAGCTGGCAATGTATCTATCCTTGAATATCTTTTGAAAAACAACATAGCAAATAATCAAGGAAGACAGCTTGCGATTGTACCATCAAGATGGTGTATAGGTGCTGGAACCGGTGGAACTGACAGAATGGTTGCATACGTAAACGATGATGATAGAGTTAACTTTGACTTACCTGTACCTTTGAGTAGAGGAATGAGTAGCCCTGATGTTAAAGAATTGAGTTATCTTACTGCATATGTAGCTCAAATATCACAGGTTAAAATACTTTACTATCAGTGCTTTAGATACAGAGACGGTATATAAGGGAGGTAATTTTATGTTAAGAATATTTACTAAGCAAGCTTTTGAATTTAGAGATTCAGAAGGTAAGATGGTGCAGGCAAAATATAATGAGTTTTCTGAATTACCTGATTGGGTTGAAAAAACCCCAACATATCAATTAGGTGTAAAAGATGGATTGATAGTGGCATATGGAAATAAGACAGTTTCAACAGAAACAAATAAACCTGCAGAGGAAAACAAACCAGCAGAAACAAATAAACAGGATGCTAAACCATCTACTAACACTAAAAAGTAGGTGATTTTTTATGCCTTATTTAAATGGAATTATAGGAGATGCTTCCAATTTATCATTTGGAAGCAATCCTCCTTATGCAATAGAAGATTTTTTGCAGGTATATCCTCAATTTGGAAATGATGCAAACAACAATTCTGTAATACCCACAGCTATAATACAAATGTATATAAATTTAGCTACTACCTGCATTAAAAAAGACAAATGGTTTGATGCCTGGGAAGTTGCTATGGGATGGTTTATTGCTCATTTTCTTACTTTGTATTTACAAGGAACAGCAGATCCTAATAGTGGGGCAGCAGGAGTATTACAAGCCGGTCAAACTAGAGGTTTAGATACGTCTGTAAGTGCCGGTGGTGTATCTGTAAGTACAGATTATGGGACAATAACACAGGATTTAAACGGATGGGCTGGGTGGAAGCTCACAATATATGGAACACAGCTTGCGAGTATGGCAAGAATTATCGGGATTGGTGGCAGTTACGCCTATTAGGAGGTAATTTGTATGCTTGATAAATTAATAGATGTTATGGTGACAAAAGATTTGACAAATGATTTACTACAATCCTTAAAAGAATTAAGCAATAAAAAAATATGTATAGGAGTACCGCAGGAGGATAACACCGAAAGAGGAGATGTAAAATATAATCTTACTCATAAAAGAAAAATAAAACAAGGTAGTAATTCAAGAACCAATCAAAGGATTACAAATGCACAATTATTATATATTCATTCTAACGGAGTAAGAAGTAATTCCATGATAAAAGCTATGCAACATGATATTGATTCAGGAACGCCATATTCAAGAGCATATGAGTTTTTTGTACATGAGCATGGTTCACCTTTATTTAGGATACCACCTAGGCCTGTGCTTGCACCTGCTATTGAAAATTCTAAAGATGTAATTGCTGAAGCTATGAAACAAGCTATGAAAAGTATACTAAACAATAGAGATGTTTCAACTCAGTTAGGCAAAGTAGGAATGCTAGGACAAAATATCTGTAGAAAATGGTTTACGGATCCTGAGAATAAGTGGGCATCAAACAGCCCTTTGACTATAAAACAAAAAAGAAAGAACAGTGATAAACCACTCATTGATACGGGAGCATTACGTAATAGTATTACTTATGTTATAAGGGATGATTCACAATGATTAATTTAAGTAGAGTAATAACAGATCCACGTATAGCACAAAAGCAGCCATTTACAGTATGGCGTAAATCTACTACATGGCAGGGCGGGAGACCAACCTCAACAGAACTTCCTATATCCATAGTTGGGATTATAACCCCTGCAAACCCCAGAGATTTACAACAGGTTCCAGAAGGTGATAGAGTCGGTGGAGAAATAACTATACTTACTATTCAACCTATATATATTACAAGAGCAGGAGATGAGCAGGGCATTTCAGATGAGGTTGAGTGGGACGGAGATAGATACCGTGTATTTAATGTATTCCCGTGGAAAGACTATGGATTTTATCATGGGATAGGAATTCGCAAGACAAGTAAGTAGGTGATTATATGGCAGATGTACAGGATACAGTACTTACATTAAAACAAATTGAAGATATATTCTTTGCAGAAACATGTAAAATGCTAGGATTAGATCCTACATTACCAGAGAATCAAGGCAAGGTGAGGTTTGCGTGGCCTACCGATGGATCTCCGGGATGGAGCATAGATGAAGATATAGTATTTTTAAGAATCACTCCTATAGATGATAAAATAGCGAGGCCACAAGATATTCTATATGATACAAATGCTTCTGATTATGCTCTAAAAGAAGTTGCATATACAAGAGTTCATAAAATAGATTGGACTTTGTATGGACCAAGTAGTTACGATAATGCAGATTTAATAAGATACAATATACTTTCTTCTAAATATCTAAATGATTTTAGGGCGTACAATCTTTTTTTAATTACAGATGTAACCATGCCTGTTAGATTACCAGAACTTTTTAACGGCCAATGGTGGGAGAGAACGGATTTTCAAGCTTCCTATAATGAATTGGTAATACGCAGAAGTCAAATACCTTATTTTGTTAACACAGATATAAAATTAATAACAAGTAGATAGAGAGATTAGAAAAGGAGGTCTGAAAGATGGCATCAACTTTACCTTTAAGCGATATAGTGGATATTTCTGTTAACGTCGGACCTGTGGCAGCAGTGAGGACAAATTTTAATTTAGGATTAATAGTTGGGAAATCGAACATTATACCGATAGATACCAGAGTGAGAGTTTACGACAAGCTTACCGATATGGTAGCTGATGAATGGACAGGAAATGAGCTGGAATATTTAACAGCACAAATATACTTTTCACAGAGTCCACGGCCTTCAAAAGTAGCCATAGGAAGATGGCAGATACCAGAAACAGCAGTTGCAGCAGTTACTGCTTGCAGAAATGCCAATTCAGAATGGTACGCTTGCACAGTGTGTGGAGCTTCTGCCTCGGATGTACATGAAGTTGCACAATATATAGAAGCTGCCAGTCCATCATCAGTATATTTTTATACTACTCATGACGAAGATGTACTACCAGGCACAGCTGGCAATATAATGGATATACTTTCAAAGAACAGTATCCATAGAACACTAGGTCAATATTCAACGAACAATGTTAAAACAGTTGGATATGAAGTAGGTGGGGCTGGAGCAGCAACCGATATTCACAGCGGAACAGCAAATGAATTTCAAATAACTATAGATGGGGATGAAACAAATCATACGGTAACTTTAACTCTAACGGACTGTACAACGGGAGATAAGACAGCTGCAGAAATGCAAAAGCAAATTAACGCTATAGGTGGAAGCACATATTCAAATGTAACTGTAGAATATTCCATGGATCACTATGTAATAACATCTCCAAACTATGGAGAAGGCAGTGAAATACGCATAACTGCAGGAGAAACAAACGATGTATCAGAAACTTTAAAAATAGGTGCTGCTAATGGTGCTGCTGATATAGATGGTACAACAACTTATGTAGAGGCAGCTGCTGCAATAATGGGCTATGCTATGGGAGCAAATACGCAAACATCCAACAGTGCATATACTTTATTTGCAAAACCAGAAATAGGAATTACAGCAGAGCCACTCAAAGGTACGGAACTTACCAAAATTAAATCCTATAACGGAAATGCTTATGTAAATCGTGGAAGTGTGTATAATCTGTTTGAAAATGGGGTTATGCATGATGGTACTTTCTTTGATGAAGTACTTAATATAGATATGTTAACCAATGCCTTACAGGTTGCAGTTCTTAATACATTTATAGATTTATCAAAAGTGCCACAGACTGATGATGGTATGCAAATGCTTGAAAATGCCCTTACAAATCCACTTGAAAATGCAGTTAAAATAGGATTCATAGCACCTGGTATATGGAACAGTGCATCTGTCTTAACTGTAAAAACTGGAGATGTTCTTACAACTGGATATAAAATATTAGCCGATTCTGTTTCCGACCAAAGTCAGGCAGACAGGGAAGCAAGGAAGGCTCCTCCAGTTTATGTATTGATAAAGACTGCAGGCGCATTCCACAATGTCAAAATTGGATTATATGAAAATAGATAGGAGGTGCTGAATATATGGATTTTGGTACTTATAGCTTTCAAGATGTCATTGTAACTTTTAAAGTTCCATATTTCGCAGCTTTTAGTTCGACTGGAGCAGGATTGGGATCTATTTCTATAGTTCCATCAACTACCAAAACAATTCAGGATGTTGCAGCTGACGGAAGGGTTATGATAAGTAAGGTTGCCGGAAATAATGGAACTATAGCTATAACAATGCAGCAAAATTCTTTATTGCATAAGAATTTGCTTAATTGGTACAACTATATAAATACTACTGCTTCAACATCGGATTGGGCGTCTACAACTGTTATAATCGCAAATGCAGCATTAGGGGAAAAGACAACTGCAACTGGAGTATCTCCGCAGAAGTTGGCAGACAAACCATATCAAGCACAGGGACAGATGATAACTTGGACTCTTATGGCTGCAAATATACATGAAGAAAATATCTAAATGGAGGTTATCAAATGGAAAACGAAGGACAAATAAATAAACGAATAGATTTTAAAGATATAACTATAGGAACTAGGAAATTCAGACTCCATAAGTTTGATGCTCTAACTGGTTCCTATATGCTTTTTAAGCTAGTCGGAATAATAGCACCCATATTTAAGGATATGGATACTAAGAAGGCTAAAGAAAAATTACAAGGTTCAGGGCAAAATGAAAGCAAAAATGTAAAGGAAGAAGAAATAACTGGAAGTGATATGGCTAATATATTGACTGAAATAACAAAACTTCCAAAAGAAGATTTCGACTACATTCAGAAAAACTGTTTGATGGTAACAAATGAAATATATGTTGAGACTTCTCAAGTTTCACCACCTGTTTTAAATGAATATGGAACCTGGGGAACAATGGACATAGATATGCCACTAGTATTAAATTTGACTATACAGTCTTTAATATTTAATGTTAGTGGTTTTTTCGGCGGAAGCCTCTCGGATTTGAACCTCGAGGGGTTGAATATATTCCAGTAGAATTTCAAAATGTAAATGCCTTTGTATATGCTCCAGTAGTAGCTAAGATGTGGAAACAACATGAGGTCTGGGATGGGACATATACATTGGATGATCTCTTGGATGCACATGAAATATTGGCTATAAAGTCAGAGAATGAAGCAAGAGCTATGGAAGCAGCACAACAGGAAGGGGAAATTTATTAATGGATATGAATATAATCAAAGAATATTTGATCTCATTGGGTTTTAAGCTTAACGAGGATTCTTACAATCAATTTCAACAAACAATGAAAAACGCAGAAGGAAACATAAAAAACTTTGCTAATAACAACAAAGATAATATGTCTTCTTTACAGAAATTCTTTCAATTATTCAATGGTTCTTTAAAAGATAATATGGGAATAATAGCTAAAATTCTTCCAGAAACTAAAACCCCTTTCCTCCAATTAATAGGACTTGTGGAATTATTACATAAAGGTGTTACTAAAGTTTCTAAAGGGTTAAAAGGAATAAAAACGGACACTATAAAAAGCGACAATGTTAAAAAAACTTCTGAAACCATGGAGGATCTTTCAAATAAAACAAAAGAAACTCAATCACCTTTTGTTCAATTAATAGAACTAGTTAAGATATTAAATATAGAAATAAATAAACTTTCTTATAATTTACAAAATATAAAAACTCCTGATATGTCAGAAGTTGGCTTAAAACAAATGGAATCTGGATATTCTGTTCCTCAGAATGGTGCTGATTCGGGAAAAGAAACTCTTAATAAAATGCCAACTGAATTAAATAAAACTTCTCAAGCTTTAGAAAGTGTATCTAATAAAAGTAATGATGCTAAAACATCTTTATTATTGTTGAAAGAAAATGGAGGAAAAGCTATAGAAGATTTAGCAAAGACCTCAAAAATATCTTTAGGATTAATCGCAGGGGCATTTGCGGGTATTGCGGCTATAGCAATAGCATCATGGAAAACACTCACAAGTTTAGCCAGTCAGGATTTAGGATATCAGAAATTAGCCATGCGGTTATGGACTACAACAGAAAATGCCAAGGAAGTAGATATGGCTCTGAAAACTATGAAAATATCCATGCAGGATCTTTGGCTAAGTCCAGAATTATTACAGCAATTTAACCAGCTAAGGCAGGATTCATCACAATTAAAGCTTCCATCTGATGCAGAAGATAAATTGAAACTCGTAAGGAGTATAGTTTTTGAATTTAAAAGATTAAAGCAGGCAGGAAGTTTGGCCTTTCAATGGATAGGGTATTATATTTCAAAATATGCCGGTGGACCTTTGGCTGATATTCATCAAGCATTAAATGGATTTGTTGATTGGGTGCTCAAAAATATTCCAGAGGCAGCAAAAATTATTGGAACAATTCTGGGTGTTCTATTTAGATTGATTTTAGATGCAATACAAACAATAGGAATTGTGTTGAAACCTATTATTAATACAATAAGTTTAATTATAGAAGTTATTGGGAAAATACCAGCGCCAATCAAGGCCATAATTGCTTTAGTAGTAGCCTTGCAAATAGCCTTAGCAACGGGACCTTTGGGAGTTTTGTTTCTTATAATAGCAGCTTTAGATGATATATATACTTATTTTAGGGGAGGAAAATCGGTTATAGGAGGCTTCTTTGATAAATTTAAAGAGGGAGCTAATGCAATAAAAGATATCAAAGATGGATGGAATGGCTTTTGGAGAGGTATAGAAAATTTTGTAGATAGAATTAGAGCAAAAATTAAGAACTTAATTAATGATATTAAAAATATCCCATTAGTTAAAGGTATAAACGAAATTAAAAATATCCCAGATGATATAAAATCAAAAATAAAAGGATTTGCAGGGAGTGTAAAGAAAGGTGTATCTTCTGTAACCTCGTATATATTACCTCGAAGTAGTACTACAAATAATAAAAATTCTACCATGAATAATACTAACCACAATAATACGACTAATAACTTTAATATTTATGGAACTAATCCTACAAGTACAGCAAATGCCGTTAATAGTAAAATCAACAATGGTATCAAAACTCGGAATCTTCAAGGGGTGATAGGATAATGGCAGATAACATAGTAGAAACCACAGCTTATTTTGATACCTCAATAGGTGATTATGTATTTGATGCTTATTTTTCTATACAGCATGATACCAATTTAACGATAACTCAAAGCCCTGTTCAAACAGGAGCAAATATTTCAGATCATGCATATATGGAACCCAAAGAACTTACGTTTGAAATAGGTATGAGTGATGTAATGAAGAGTATAAAGGTGGGACAATTTGCTGATGGACAGTCAAGATCAGTTAGCGCTTATAATGTATTGAGAACATTGCAGGAGCAAAGAATACCTATACAGGTTATAACACGTTTGGGTGTATATCAAAATATGCTAATAGAAACAATATCTGCACAAGATGATAATACAACACACTCTGGGTTAAGAGCTACAGTTACAATGAGAGAAATACTTGTCGTAGCTGTAACTACTGTTAAAATATCTGCTAGGCCTCAAACTAGTACTACAACTAACAGCGGAGATCAAAAAGCAGAGAAAGCAGATGAGAGTATATTGAAAAAAATAGAGGGTTTATGGGATCAGGTAACTGGAAAATAAGCAATATAAGAAAATTAGCACATTGAAAAGGTACTTTTATATTTAAAAGGGAAGTGATAACTTTGAATAAAGAAACAGAAGAAAGATTGAAATCACTAGAAAAAAGAGTAGCTGTACTTGAAGATAAAATGCAAGTACAGCCATCAGAAAAAATGATCAACAACATTCCTAGAATTGATGAAAGGGTTGCAATAAGAGGTTAATTAATGAGGTGGAAATATGATAAATGAAACAACATATAATAAATGTATTGATATAAAAGAAATGATTGCTCCCGAAGTACCAATTCAGGAACAACCCAAAGCAAAAAAATATGATTTTAAACAAATCGCTAGTGAATTGCAAGAAATTTTGGTTAAGCATGATATATATTTAGATCAATTCGATCCGTTAATACAATATTTAAAATCAAAAATCATGCATGAAACTAAAGCTCAAAAAAGAAATAACGAGACTAGGATTCAAATTCTTTGATGAACGCTAATCCTTTATAAGATAATCTTATTTCACGTTGAATACTTGGAAATAAGTTTCCGCAAGCATCTTTTTGAAAAGATAGACCTTCTATTAATCCAATATCAACGCATCTAAGTATTGCATCATCAAAATTTATATCACCGAGTTTTGACAATACACTTTTAGGATCTTCATTATCACGAATTTGAATTAGGATTTCATATATTAGTTTGTCAAATTCTTCTATGCTTTTGAACATAGTTATCACCTCCATGGTGATAATTCTACAAAATAACACAAAATCCTTTTATGCCAAAAATAGTTTAAATCCTCCTTGAAATGTTGTATTATGGTTTAAGGGGGGATTTAAACTATGATTATAAATAAAAAATATGTAATTGTTTTTATTATTGTATGTATATTAGTGGGAGTTGGTTCTTTTGAAATTGGAACACATATAAATAAAAAAAACAAAGCTACTACAACCACTAAAACCAATACTACTCCTAGTGATACCACAACGAAAAATAATACAACACAGAATACAACTGAATCCAAAAATAAGTTAAGTATATTTGAATCAAAATCAGAGCAAGTATGGGAAAAAACACAAGAAACAGCGAAACAAGAAGGGACTACAGCAGAAGAAGCCACTGACGGAGGAACTTATGCTGTTAGAGAAATTATAAGGCTTTCTAAAAATTTTTATATGTCTGTAGAAAAGTCTAATAAAGTTACTTATATAAATGGACAGATATATATTGTCTTGGATGTTTCTTTGCTCAATTTTACTTCTAAAGAATATTACAGCGATATATCTAATTTTACATTACAAGATGAATCTGGTTATACATTTCAACCAGATCCTAGTTATCCTGTAACCGGAAGTATATCCGGAACAATTCAAGGTAATAAAGGCATGAGGTATGGGCAAATAGCTTTTTTAGTACAGAATGCATTACAAAAAAATAATAATGATTTCACATTGGCTTTTAACGCAACTGGATTACCCGAAAACTCTTATAAAATACAATCAATAAATTTTAAGCTGAGTTTCCCTAATGATCAAAATTAAAATATAGAGAATCACTTAAATGTGGTTCTTTTTTATTTTAGAAAGAAGGTAAAAAATATGTGCAAAAACAATAATTTAGTTTTAGATTTAGATGTAAGAGAGATACTGAAAGAACAAATTAAAATACTTCATGAAGAATCTAAGATAACTTATGAAGGAAAAACTATTTATGAACCTGAAACAAAAATGAAATATGCTGAGACTATAGGTTACTTGGCTAAAATACTGGGTGAGTAAAGGACTTAGATATATTATTGAGTTACAGTATCATATATTTGTTTGTATGCTTTACATATAGCATTAATATTAAGTCCTAATGAATTATCAGCCGAGCCTGACGAATTTATTGAATATTTAGGTATGTTACCACTATTAATTGCGGCAACAACAATTTCTTTAACGATATTGTGAATACTTATATCTGTACTATCCTTAATCATTAGCAACGCCTCGTTTTTAATTATTAGCCCTTTACTCAAATAAGATAATTCTAGGAAATATTACAAAAACCTCTTTTTAGAGGGAATAACTATGAGATAAAATTTGACAAAGAAAGTTGAATAGTAAATGAATATTTGAAAGAATTAGAAGTTTTCGCAACATCTTGCGAAAAGAGATTTTATTCCAGAACCAACAGTATATCACTTAATAGACAAGGAAAGTGACTTTGCTCAGAATAATTTTCTGAGCAAAGTTTTGCTAGCGATTAAATCGTAAGCAAAATATTCTATCTTGATACTTGATATCTAACTTAATGTATAGTATAATATATACAGGAGGTGAAATGATGTCAAGCGTTAAGGATGTTTTAATAACTAAAGAGGCAGCCGATATACTAAAAATACACCCTAGTTATTTAATAAGACTTGGGAAAAAGATAGAACTTGACGAAGACGAAATGCGAGAAGCGGGAGTAAGAAACTATCTTTTTAGTAAAGAAGCTGTAGAAAAGTTAAGAAAACATTTAAAAAAATAGAAGGAAGTTTATACCTGTCAAAGTAAACAAAACTTCCTTCCCGCAGAGGTCATCCTCTGTGAAATATTGTATCATAGATGATGATCTCTTTCAAGAACCTAAAAAGA